CTGGAACAGGTATTCAGTGGGGTGGCGGTGGTGTTGGTGTTACTGACAGATCAATCGGTCAGTTCGCTGGCATGAATGTTGTTATTGACTCTCAGGTTAATACATCTGCTCCTGGTGCTTCTGGTCATCAAAAAGAGTTCCGTTGCTACTTAATCAAGTCAGGAACAATTCTTGAAGGACAGCAAGCTGGACTAGCTATCGAATCAGATAGAAATATCTTATCTAAGCAAGATGTCATGTCTGTCGATTACCACAATACCTATCACATCATGGGTACTAAGTGGAATAATGCTGCTGACAACCCATCTAATGCAACATTAATGAGTTCATCAAATTGGGCTGCTACATATGATGTAGATTTAATTCCAATCGTTGAGCTAATCGTTAACTCACCACTTGATACTTCTGCTATTTCTTAATAGTATTAAGTAGCAAAGTAGTAAAAAGCCTCATCAATTATTGGTGGGGTTTTTTCTTTACGCTACAATAAAACTAAAATTACTTTCTCATCGTGGCAGCCACTATAAATGCAACTATAAAAGATGCTAACGCTAATAGCTATGTCACATTGACAGAAGCTAATACTTATTTTGAAACCGTACCAGATTCGAGTACTTGGACTAATAAAACAGATGATCAAAAAAATAGAGCATTAATATCAGCAACTAGATGGATTGATAGCTTTGTTTTTTATGGAGATAGATGTGATGATGGTCAGGCATTGAAGTTCCCAAGAAATAATTATCAAGTTGATGGTGTTGAGTTAGCTTGTTCTACTATTCCGTTAAATATTAAATACGCACAATATGAATTAGCTAGAGCATTGGCAAATGATACCGATGCAATTACTGGCACTACTGGAAAAGATGGTAATTTTTCTGAAGTGCAGCTAGGAGATATTCAGGTCAAATATAATACTGATAGTCAAGGTACAGGATCTATAAATAATATTCTTGATGTTTACCCATGGTTACAAAGTTATTTAGGTGCTTATATACTTGGTGGAGCTGGTAGTTTTCAAATGAGGGTAGTTAGAGGATAATGGCAGGACAACTTGACTCATTATTAAAAAGCGTTGCAAAAGATATAGTTGCGACTTTAGGAGA